TTTTACTGGTGGAACTCAAATTCGTGTTCAGCCTACAAGTGATCGCATTGATTCAGTTTTGATTGCTAATGGTTTTGATGCTTACGATTATGCTGGTATTCGTGGTGGTCATACTCAAGTTGGTTATGATGCGAATAATGCTGGAGATAATGTTTTGTCTTATTTGCAGAATGTTGCTCGTAGTGAGCCTGCAGATTTGTATAGCGATGCTTCAGCGGTAATGCAAATGAAGGATCGTAGTTTTACTAACTATGAGTGGCAGAACACAAATAGATATAACTTTGTTACTTATCCTGCTACCGCCACGATTCTTACAGGCGAGCTTGTTGCAGGTGAACCCCGCACTGGTTGGACTTTGATTGGAACACAAGCTACAGCGACTACAAGTGCTTATGGTGGTTATGTTTGGCGTGGTGGCACTGTCGCTGATCCATTTGTTCCTGCAGATAGTTTTGTTGGTTTCGTTTATCAGGACTACAATCCAGAGAGATATGACCAAACTGGAGTTGATTACACATTTTCAGGTTTGATTCGTGGCGTTGCAGGAAACTTTGATATTGAATTATTTACTTTAGATGTAAATGGTCAAACTTTGAGTGCTTCAGCTTCTACAACTGTTAGTTCGCCATCTTCAACTGCTTGGAATGTTTTTACTGTTACTAAAACTGAAACGTCTGGTAGTGCTATTGGTGGGGTTGCAGCTTATGCCACTATTTCAGGTGGAACAACTTACAGCGTTATTGGTGATGGTTTCATTATTGAGCCTGCTTTGTCTAGTCCGAATTATTTTGATGGTGATTGGAATCCTTATGCGGGGATGACTTCAGCTTCTACAGCGTATGAGATTGCTTGGTCAGGCACACCTAGAGATAGCCAGTCAGGTTTATTGACTAGCGTTGCTAGTGCTATTACTGCACCTGCAGTTTATTCTTTTGCTGATGCTAACGCTCAATCGTTGTTTAGCGGAACAGCTATATATTTTACTGATTTACAGGTTGTTTATGGATCAGAGCAACTTTACAATGATGTTCAAGTTGTGGGCATAAATGCTACGGCTGTTACTGAAGATACGACAAGTCAATCTTTGTATGGTTTGCGTGGATATAGTCAAACAGATAATTTGACTACTTCAACAACTAAACCTGGCGAGATTGCTTCAGCGTTTCTGGGTGAGTTTAGGTTGCCTGAATACAGGGCTGAACAGATGACTATTGCTTTAGAATCGTTATCTACAGCTCATCAAAACATTGTTTTAGGTATTGAAATTCGTGATGTTGTTAGGGTCGCTTTTAAGCCTTCTAATACAGGATCTAGCGTTGATAAGTATTATCAGGTTTTAGGTATTAACTCTAATTCTGATGTTGAGCGTGATGCGATCACCTTTAATCTTGCTTCGCTAGATAACTTACCCTTTAGACTTGATTCAACGTATCTTGGTGTTTTAGATACAGATACTTTAGCTTAGGTAAAATAGGGGTTTAGGAGAAAATTATGGCAGGCACAAAGGTTTGGACTATCGGTGAAGTTCTCACCGCAGCAACATTGAACGGCAATTTTGATAAGCTCCCTTACGCTTCTTCAGCGTTTACTTTTACACAGGTTGCTACCCTTGCAATTAACACTTCTACGACTACTGCAGTTGCGTTTCCATCTTCTAGGTTTAGCGTTGCACCGCTTGTAACTGTTTCTTCAAGAGATCAATATTTGACTGCATACATTTCAGCGGTTACTTCTGGAACGGTTACTGTTGGTTTGCGTAATAACGGTAACGCTACTTCGGCAGCTAACGTCATTGTTTCTGGTATTGCTATTCAGATGACTAGCGGAACGGCACAAGGTTAATTATGGAAAGAATTACTTGTAAAACTGTTGACTGTCCTATGGGGGATGAAAAGCATTATCCACACCCAGACGGCATCCCTGTTGTTTGCTGTTTTTGTGGGCAAGAGATGACCCCAGATGAGTGAGCCTACTAAACCTACCAATCAAACTTTGTTGTTGCAGATTGTTCGGGACATTGAAATACTAAAAGCACAATCTATGCAGATTCTTGAAGCGTCAAGAGATCACGAAAACAGGATTAGAGATTTAGAGAAACAAGCTAACACTAATGCTTGGATTCCGTCTTTGATTACAGCAGTTATTACTAGCGGTCTAGTTTTCTTTATTACAAGGGGTTTAGGAATATAAATGATTAATCCAGGTTTATACGACATTACTTGTTTTCAAGGTGCAGATTACGATAAAACTTTTACCGTCAGTCAAGATGGCACTGCAATAAACTGGACAGGTTACACCGCTCGTATGCAGGTCAGAACTTCTAGCGATGCTACCGCAACTCTTTTATCTTTCACTAACGGTTCAGGTATCACTTTAGGTGGCACTGCAGGAACAATTTTGTTGACTATCAGCAACGCCCAATCTGCAGCTGTTGCTTCAGGAAGTTACGCTTACGATCTTGAATTGATTTCTGGTAGTTCAGCGGTTACAAGACTTTTGCAAGGTGCTTTTAATGTGGTTGGGAATGTTACAAGATGAGTGTTACTACTGTTACTACGGTTGACAATGTTGTTCAGATTTCTTTAAGCGATATTGGTGTTCAGGGTGCTACAGGTGCTACAGGGGCTACAGGTGCGACAGGTGCGACAGGAGCAAGCGGTAGTTCTGGCGTTGTATCAGTTACTTCACCAATCACAAATTCTGGTTCAGCAAGTTCAGCCGTAATAGGTATCAATCAGGCTTTGATTGAGATTTCTGCTAGTCAAGTTACAGGCACAGCTGTTCTAACTAGCGATAGCCGTCTAAGTGATGCAAGAACGCCTAACGGAGCTGCGGGCGGTGATTTGACTGGTAGTTACCCTAACCCTACTCTTACAACTTCTGGTGTTTCTGCAGGTTCATACACTTCTGCAAACATTACTGTTGACGCTAAAGGCAGACTAACTTCAGCTTCCAACGGATCGCCTGTTGATGCTACAACTTCTACAGCTGCTACTGGTTTCGGGTTTATGGGTATCCCACAAAATGCGACCACAACAGGAAGCTACACAATTCTTGCAAGCGATGCGGGAAAACATGTTTACGCTTCAGCAACTAGAACAGTAACAATAAACTCAAACGCAAATCTTGCTTTACCTGTTGGAACTACTTTGACTTTCATTGCTGGATCAGGTGCAACAATGACTATTGCTATAACTACAGACACAATGTATTTGGCAGGCCCAGGCACAACAGGATCTAGAACTCTCGCCCCATTTGGTATTGCTACCGCTGTAAAGCTAACTTCAACCACTTGGATTATTAGCGGAAATGGTTTGACTTAGTGAGTGGTGTTGTTGCGGGGTTGATTGGGAGCGTTAAGTCTGCTCCGTCTGCTCCAGTAAACCTTGTTACTAATCCTTCGTTTACAACAAATACTAATGATTGGTTTACTTTTAGTTCCATTAGCAGAGATACAACAGTTTTTAGAAGTGCTCCAGCATCACTATTGTCTGAAGCTGGTGATTCTGATCCTTTGGCTTATTACTATAAAACTAATCTTTTAACTGTTGGTCAAACATATTCTTTATCTCTTTGGATTAGAACTTTTACTACACAAAGTTTTACTATTCACCTAGACGCTGGTGCAACAAGACAAACTTTGACGACAGCAGAGCAATCTAGTGCAGCATCTTGGACAAACTATAAAATTGAAAATGTTACATGTACAGGAAATGGAACTTTACAAATATATATCGGCTGTTTATACTCTGCATACATTGATGATGTTTCTGTTGTGTTAGGTGCTACGGCTGTTCCCTAGTTTTGAGTTCTAAGCGTTTAGTAAACTAGCGTTATGACTGCAATCTATTTTGAGCCTTTTGCCGCTAAAACTCGTGGCGATGAGTTCGGCAACCTTGCCCCTTACCGTAATGGCAAACCGCATCGTGGACAAGACTGGAGCCCTAAAGAGCTTTCAACAATCAAGGCGATAACTGATGGCACTGTGTTTATCAATGAATGGTCAGATGTTTTAGGCTGGTTTGTTGTTCACTCAACTAAAGATGGTTATTGGGTGCTTTACGCTCACTTGGCGAAGCAGTCAGAGCTAGTCAAGGGCGACAAGGTTGTTGGCGGTAAAACTGTGTTAGGTAAAGTTGGTGGCGGCAAGTATAAGTCAGGGTCAGCAAGCACTGGAGCTCATTTGCATTTGAGCATTGGTAAGGCAAATAAGGCGTGGAGTAATCCTGGTATTCATTTGTCTGCCTACAAAGATTTGATTGATCCGCTAAAACACATACTAGAAAACAAAGGTTAGAGATGAAAACATTGGTTATTACTCGTTTGAAAGCTGTTGCAAGCGTATTAGGTGAACTTGCTTGGCGTGGGTTTGGTATCTTCCTGTTTATCTTGGGTGGATCTGCGGGTGTTGGTGCAGCTCTAACAGGTTCATGGTTGAACGGTGTTGCTGTTGCTTGGGGAACTCTAATGTTGAGCGTTGTAGCTGCGGTAGGTTATGCGATTGCCACTACAGGTTCGGCTACTCGTGAAACTGTTGCTAAGGGTGCTAATGATGCTATCCAAAAAGCAGAGAAAACCGCAGATAAGGCTAAATAGGCGTTTCAGCGTATAGATACTCGTATTTATAGGTAAAAGGCGTGTAGCGGGCTTACAACGCTTATTTGACCCTAGTCTTGCTCATAACGTCTAATCTTTCTACGCTGTTCAGGCGTAGTTCCACCCCAAATGCCGTATTCTTCAAACATCCCCACTTTTAAGCACTTATCTAAAACAGGGCATCGCATACAGATTGCTCTAGCAGTTTCTATAGCTTCATCTCTGATGCGTGATTGACTGCCAACCCCAAAATCTTCAGGGAAAAATAGTTCAGGCACTTTCTCACACTCAACGCCATCTAAGTCTGTGATTGCTTCGTGTAGATCTAAAGTTATTCGGTTGAGAAGTAATTTGTCGGTGGTCATCTCTATAGTTTATGTATGAGCAAAGACAAAATAGAACAAATCCTAGATAAAGCTATAAGTTTAGGAACATTTGAAAACAACAGTCCTGAATGGCATGAGCTGCGTAATCAGCGTGGAGTTATTTCAGGTTCAGAAATCGGAACTATCTTGGGGCTTTCACCCTGGAATAGTGCGATCAGTTTGTGGGCTGTAAAGACTGGCAGAGTTGAACAACCCGTTGTAGGTAATACTGCAATGCGTTTGGGAACACTTGTTGAGCCTGCGATACGTCAACTTTATAAAGAGCAACACCCTGAACATGTTGTTGTTGAAGTAGGCACTTATGCAGCTAAAGATTTTGATTGGATGCACGCCAACCCAGACGGCATTTGTTTAGACGAAAATGGTGAAGGCTACATTTTAGAGATTAAACATACTGCGACTTATTGGGATGATATTCCTGAACACTATAAAGCTCAAGTGTTTTGGTATATGAATGTTTTTGACTTGAAGCGTGCAGTTTTTGCTGTAGTCAATGCAGGCAGGTATAAAGAGTATGAACTTGCTTGGGATGACTTTGAGTGGGCAGCTATCTTGCAACAAGTCAAAAAGTTTCGTCAACACGTTTTAGAAGATGAACTTCCTGCTTGGGATGGATCTGAAAGCACTTATGAGACTGTGCGTAAACTTTCCCCTGATGTTGAAGCAAGAGATGAAGAATTAGGAACGCTTGGCATTGAGTTGATGAACGCTCAAACAGATTTTGATAAAGCTGAAACATACCTGCGAGAAATGAAGTCAAGAGTTATTGGTGCTTTGAATGGTGCTAAGAACGGTTGCATTGATGGGCAGGTTGTAGTTACGCTAAGTCAACGTGGGGGAAACGCCCCATACCTAACAATAAAGAAAGCGAAATAATGAGCGAAAACAAAACTATAAGATACAACTTTAAAGCATTTGTGTTTGGTAATAAGAATGATGTGAATTTGTTTATTGAAAATGCGACAAGCGAATACGGCTATAACGTCAAGTTTGAAATTGAACTTACACCTGAAGAACGTCAAGAACTAATCACCGCAATACTTACTGCAACTAGACCAGGGGATCAACTGTAATGGCTCACTTTAATCTTGCAGAATATCAAACCGTTCAAGAGCGTATAGACCTGTTTTGGCAGAGATTTCCTAACGGAAGGCTGTATACAGAGCTTGTATCGTTTACGCCTGATCAGGTTGTTTTTAAGGCTGAATGTTATGCAAACAAAGATGATGTTTACCCTTTAGCAGTTGACTATGCGGAAGAACGTTTAGGCAGCTCACCTGTAAACAAAACAAGTTTTCTGGAGAACTGCAGCACTTCCGCTCTGGGAAGATGCATAAGTCTGCTCGGAAATGAGTTTAGTCCTAAAGGTAAACGCCCTAGTCAGCAAGAGATGAGTAAAGTAGCAAGACTAAGCACTAGTGAAACTGCTCGTAATTGGGAGTTAGCACTCAGCAACATAAACGACATTGAAGGTTTACGATCACTGTATAACGAAGCAAAACAAGGTAAAGCACCTACTGCTATTCTGGAAGCAATTAAAGGTAAGGCAGATGGAATCACAGGAAATAAGACTGCAGGCAATTAGGGTTCTCTCCGCTCACATAAGGGAGTTGGGTGAACTTGTCGTGTCTTTGAATGATGACCCTATTCTTAGGGGTAAAACCCTTGTTCGCCTAAATGAGCAGACTATTAGGCTCAACACGCTTATCGCTTTTACGCAGAATTAGGCTTTATAACGTCTTTATAACGACACGCAGAAACAGGCTAAATACCTACATGAAAGAGTTGTTTTGATGTAATCTAAATACATAGGCAGAAAGCCTAAATCGGACAAACGAAGGAACGAAAATGAACACAGTATTACTAACAGACAACCAGGTTCAGCAACTAATTTGGGCTATTGACTTAGCGGAAAACACTTTAGAAGAATTGACTGATGCAGATCTTCAAAGATTGCAGATTGGCATTGATCGTAAGGTTCTTTTTGCTCTTGCTTCTACACTTGAAGAACTAAAAACAAAATAATTTCATAGGTATTAGGCGAGTCCCTGAACAATTTTGTTTAGGGATTTGCTTTTACTTAGATAATGATGGTTAGATAAAGGCTATGGACAACGAAGAAACAAACGACTCTAAATATTGTGCTTGTGTATGGTGCGGTAATTGGATTAGTAAAGACGCTTATTTGAAGCGGGTTGAGCGTAAACGTGATGACCCTAATGTTTGTAAAGATTGCAGTGATGTTCGCAAATCTAATGGACTGCAAAAGTATAAAAGTAAAAGAACAGATCACCCTGAACTAGGTGTTTTATGGTGCTACATTTGGGCAGGTGAACTAAACGATGACTGGTTGCCGATAGATGATAATGGCAAGCTCTTTATGCCTGGTGTAAGGATTTGCGGTTATAAGGATTGTGTCGCTTTACAACACGTTATCGCACCTAAGAAAGCAACAGTTTCAGACATAGACCTAATTTTGATGTCTATGGAAGTCAGATCTAAACATAAAACGATAAGGACAAAATGGGTAAATTGAAGGTTGGCAGCTTGTTCAGCGGTTATGGTGGGCTAGATTTGGCGGTGCTAAATACGCTTGATGCAGAGATGGCGTGGCATTGTGAATGGGAAGACGCTCCAAGTCGTATTCTAGAAAAGCATTTTCCTAATGTTCCAAATTATCGGGATGTTTCAAAAGTTGATTTTACACAAGTAGAGAAAGTGGACATTCTTACAGGTGGTTTTCCTTGCCAAGACTTATCGTTGGCAGGTAAAAGGGCAGGGCTAAGAGAAGGAACTAGATCAGGGCTATGGCATGAATTTGCTAGAGCTATTGAAGAACTACAACCAAAACTGGTTGTTATTGAGAATGTAAGGGGTTTACTAAGTGCTAAAGCAGATAACGGAATGGAATACAGTCAAGAAGATTTGGATGATTGGGGAGACAGACCTGTTTTCACAGCAATTCAAGCCGTTCTCGGGTCGCTGGCCGATCTCGGGTATGATGCGAAATGGTGTGGTTTACGAGCTGCCGATGCAGGAGCTCCACACAACCGTTTCAGAGTGTTTATCATCGCCTACCCTTCCAACTCCGAACACGATGGAGCATAGGGAAATAAAAACGCCTGAACAGATTGAAGAACTGAAATTACGTTCGCCAGGTGGTTATAGGAATTTGCGTGAAGTAGTTATCAATGAGTTGCCTGAAGATGAGTTGTTGCGGACTCCTAGTGTTACTGATTCTACTGGCGGTGCTATTAGTGAAACTCAAGCAAGACAGCGTGGCAGGATGGTGAAGGTTGCAGATCAGGTTGCAGAGTTAGCTGCTGATAATGGTTTGCAAGTTAGTCCTAGTATTTCTGCTTCATTGTTGCCAACGCCTGCAGTAGGACATATCCGTAATCACGATGAACCTATAGAGAACTATTTAGAGCGTAGACAAGATTTTATTGATGGCAAAACTAAGGGTATGCCTGGGGCTAGTTTGGGCGTTGCTGTTCGGATGGAGATGCTCCCTACCCCGACTACTAGAGATTTTAAGGATGGACAGGCAGAGCATTTACGAGATGGCGTTGTGCAGACAGATACGGTTGCTAGAGCAGTTTTCAATTCTGGTGAAGTATCTGAAACTAATTGGGGTAAGTTCACTGAAGCAATTACACGTTGGGAGAGCCTTACACGACCTGCTCCTAACCCTACTAAGCCTGATGGTAAGGATGGTAATCATCGTTTGTCTGCAGAGTTCACAGAGTGGATGATGGGGTTGCCTGAAGGTTGGGTTACTGCAGATGATTTGGGTTTGAAGCGTAATGATGCTTTGAAGGCGTGTGGTAATGGTGTTGTTCCGCAACAGGCTGAACTTGCTCTTAGGATGCTTTTAGACGGTGTTCGTATTGAAACGACTATTAGGGGTGGGCTTGATAATGTTTTGCCTACGCCTACAGTTATGGATCAGCGTGATGGTAAGTATTTGAGAACTGTTGCCATTAAGAATCTTGAGAATGGTAAGAATCGTGGTTTGAATTTAAATAACGTTGTTGAAGCTATTGGTGTTGATTGGGTTGATGGCGATACTTTTACAATGACTGAAGATGGGTTGAAGAAAAATGATAACTAGCGGTTTGATGTCTAGCCTTACTGATGATTGGGGAACTCCCCAGAAAGTCTTTGATGAGTTGAACGCAGAGTTTGGTTTTACTATTGATGTTTGTGCTAGTTCACATAATTTCAAGGTTGCTAACTATTTCGATGTTGAGGTTGATGGTTTAGCACAGGTTTGGGATGGTGTGGTTTGGTGTAATCCCCCTTATGGTAGAACCATTAAAGTTTGGATGCAGAAAGCACACGAAGCATGGTTGAATGGGGCAACGGTGGTTTGTTTAGTCCCTGCTCGCACTGATACAGCGTGGTGGCATGATTACGCCGCTAAAGCTACAGAAATCCGATTTCTGCGGGGCAGGCTAAAGTTTGAACGACCAGGCTTAAAAAGTGATGCAGCTCCGTTTCCCAGTGCAGTAGTTATTTTTAGACATTAGAAAGATTAGGACAAAATGGCGAGAAGATACAAGTTTGAAGATTATGAAGCTGTCTGGCAAAACAGTCAGGCTAGTGGAAACGATTTACTAATTCTGTTGGCGTTGGTGAAGTTTCGTCAGCCTAAAGGTATGTATGCGACTAGGGAAACTCTTGCAGAGCTGCTGAAATGCAATGTTGATACTGTTGATCGCTCACTGAAGCGTTTGAGAGAGTTAGGCGAACTTGAGTGGGTTAAGGGTTCAGATAGAGCTAAACGAGCAAATCGTTATGCCATTTTGTTGCCTGGTTTAGATAAGAATACCCCCCTAATTTCGCCCCGAATTTCACCCCGAAACTCACAGGAAATACCCCCCGAAACTCACGAAGAATACCCCCCGAATATCACCCCCCTAAACAGTAATGAAACAGAAGGAAACAGTATTAAGCAAAAAG